CATCATTCGGAAATGCCGTTACATTAGGCTGATTATCATAACAGCCGGTTGCGATGTCATTAACAAAAGCCTTAGCAACTCGCATTGGTGTATTATCCGAATTTGGATCGTTGCGCCAATCGAAACCAAGTGCATCCATATATTTTTCATAAGCTTTTGCTGCACGTTTAATAATAGCTTGCTTCTCCTTTTCTGTACGGGGAGCATTACCGTTAGCATATGGTAGCTTAACGATATCTCCAATTTCGGTATTTTCAGAATCATCCATAATCAGATTATAATATCGTATATTCATAATATCAACTATAAATATAGACATGCACAAGCTTTCACAGTTGGAATTATTAGAAGAAGGGTTTTTAGATAAGGTAAGAACTGCAGGTCGAGCTATGAAAGCGGTTGGAGGTGGTATATATGCATTAGATCCAGAAGGATTTAATAAACTAACAGCACCACTTAAGACGATATCATCACCGGTTACAGGTGTAGCAAAAGGTATATATGAACTAACGCCGAACGCGTCAAAAAAGCGTAAAGATTTTTCAGCTAAAAATAAAATAAAGCCTACGTTTGATAATGTTATTACTAAATACAAAAGAAAATTTCCTGGAGGCTTAACAGTTCAACAATTAGCAAATATTCTAGATACTCAATTAAACATAAATAATTCACGAGCCGCACGCATTAATCGTAGTGCTAGGGATATAGACACCGTAATACTAAATGCTACAGGTAAGTCGAATACGGATGATATACTTAATGATGAAGATATAAAACGTGTAAAATCAACATTACAACGTGCATTTATTATTGAAACTAGTAATATGTCACAGAAAGTTCTACTTGAACAGTTGAATATTTTTTAATAGTAATTACAATGTTGATATGAAACCTGTTTTTCAGTCAACAAAAGTAATGGAGCTCGGCTCCTGTGCATTTAGACAATGGCGTGCATCCCATTCACATTGCCGTTTTCTTCACGGATATCAGCTTAAAGCTAAACTGTGGTTTAGTGGGTCATCCCTCGATGATAAAAATTGGGTTGTTGATTTTGGAGGATTAAAAGAGCTTAAGGCTACACTTAATAATCTTTTTGATCATACTACTACTATTGCAGCTGATGATCCAGCACTAGAGACCTTTAAGGATCTCGATAGTCGCGGTCTTATACAGCTACGTATTATGGATAAAGGTGTTGGTATTGAGCGTGCAGCTGAGACTGTATTTGAACTTGCTGATAAACATGTCCGCAGTCTTACAAACGGTCGTTGCTGGGTAGATAAGGTAGAAGTATTTGAACATGAAGATAATTCTGCTGTATATACAGAATATACTAACGAACAAGCTACAGAAACGCTTAAAACTACATATAGTTTTAACGTGGAAGCGGAAATTCAACCAGTTGATACGGCACCCGTTGAGCCAGTAACTCAACAGCAGCCCGCTCCAAATAGAGGAGCTGCTGTTGGTAATGGAGTTTCACAAGGAATGAGTAATCCCTTTGCAGGTACATCGTGGGGTGCTTAACGCTGCTTAGCTTCTAGTACCTTAACGATAAACTTGAGAATCTTACTTCTAACGATTTCAGATTCTCCAAACTCGAATGCGTGGATTTTATGATCCACGCATTCGTCTGTATCGAAACGTTCATAAACTTCTTTAAAGCCGGACAGTTTACCAATATCACTCTGATTTAAATCTCCACAAATAACATACTTTGTATTTTTACCAAAGCGTGTTAGAATTGTTATAAGTTCGCTCAAAGATAAATTTTGTGATTCGTCAACAATAACTAAAGCATCGTTAAATGTGAGACCTCTAACAAAGTTAACAGGTACAGCGCGAATAATCTCATTTGTTTTAAGGTTATTACACGTACTGGCATCTGTAATTTCTGTTATTTTTTCAATAAGAGGCATAGCGTACGGTGAGAACTTGTCATCTATCTCTCCCGGTAGAGCTCCAATGCTACGTGATGCTGATTCAATAACAGACCTAATGTATATAATACTTGTTATTTTCTTCTCCTTGAGTAATTCAAGTCCTGCTAATACAGCAATATATGACTTAGCAGACCCTGCCGGTCCAGCTACAAAAGCCATATTTGTATCATCGTGCTTTATACTATTAAAGAACTGTTGATGATTAGTGTTGAAGTGGAAAGGTTTCTTGATTTTAAAATCAAGTATCCAGTTTTTTTGAAAAGAAGCTTCAATTTCTGAAATTTCCTCCAAACCAGCAGACTTGCGCTTTCGCGCCACTTTACGGGTCATGTTAATAATATTTAATCAAAATGCTTGATTAAGATATATCGTATTTTATAATTAATTTAATTATGAGTATCGATTGTGATAAAGAAACATTATTTCTCTCTAGCGACAAAGTCTTCTATACCTGCGAGGGAGAAGGTGAATTTGTTGGAAAACCTTCAGTTTTTATGAGGCTCGCTAGTTGTAACTTAACTTGTGCTGCATTTATTTCTGAAGATTCACCTAATGGCTGCGACTCGTATATTTCGTGGTCAGTAAAAAATAAAATGACCTTTAATGAAATCTTTGTGTTACTTGAAACAGGGAGTCATATTAATCATCTTAGAGAAGGTGCAATTTTTAAGCTTACAGGAGGTGAGCCTCTTGTATCTGGTAAGCAACTTATTAAGTTTATTGAAGCTTTTGTGATAAAATATCAGTTCTTACCACAAATAGATTTTGAAACAAATGCAACTATTATGCCTGATCCTAGATGGGTAACAGAATTCAAAGCTACGTTTACTACCTCACCTAAGCTAACTACAAACGGCGATCCGGAAGAAAAAACATATAAACCTGAAGTTCTCAAATGGCATAAGGAAAATGGATCTGGTTTTAAGTTTGTTATTACATGTTCAGAAGATATTGATGAAATCTGGCGTAAATATGTCTTAGATAGTAATGGAATTAACGTACCTCTAAAGCGTATTTGGTTTATGCCTTGTTGTGGATCACGTAACGAGCATATCGAAAGAGCACCAGCTGTTGTTGAATATGCTAAGGCAATGCGTGTTAATTTTAGTCCTAGACTACATCTACTTGTGTGGGATAAAGCGTTATCTGTTTAATGAAAAGTAAAATACTAGTATTAAATAAATACTACTTCCCTATTGCCGTAGAAGATATTGAAAGAACATTTGGTAATATATTTTCAAAATCTGTAATTCCGCTTGATATTAGCTATGAAACTACAGATGAAAATAAAATTAATCAGGAAGTTATAGATTACTTTGTACCTATTCCATGTGTAAAAGAATGGTTAGAACTACCTATAAGACCGTTTGACGAGTATATTCAAACAGCCCGTGGACCTATACGTATTCCATCCGTGGTAGTATGTGCACAATACGATAAAATCGTATATAACCGTGTATCATTTCCTACCAAACAAAATATTCTTAAACGCGATAATTTTACATGTGTATACACAGGTAAAAAACTTTCTAAAGACGATCTTAGTGTTGACCATATTATACCTAAAAGCAGAGGTGGTACTGATACATGGGAAAATATGGTTTGCTGTTGTCGTTTAACCAATTCACGAAAAGCATCTCTTACCCCCGAACAAGCTGGGTTAAAGCTTAAATATAAGCCTTATAACCCAAATAGGGGGTTATCTTTTGATATTTACAAGGATGAATGGGCTTCGTTCTTGAAAAATATGTAACACAAACTATATATAAGTATGAGACTTGCCATTTCAGGAACAGCAAATTGTGGAAAAACTACACTAGTAAACAATATCTTAGCAGTGTGGCCTAACTACAAAACACCCTCTAAGACCTATAGAGATTTAATTAAAGAGAAGAATCTACCTCACTCATCTAATACATCGATTGATACACAGTGGGATATTCTTAACTTTATGTTAGATCAATTACAGGCTACTGACGCTAACTCTAACATTGTATTCGATAGATGTCCTCTTGATAATCTCGCTTACACTCTTTGGGCGCACGATCATGAAGTTGAGGGATTTACAAAAGAATATGTTGATAAGGCTATTAAATTGACACGTGAAGCAATGCGACACATAGATATTATTCTACTATTAAAGTATGATCCATCTATTAAAATCGTTAATGATAGTCTTCGCGAAACCGATGAAACATATATAAAAGAAATTGACGAAATATTTGACGCACTATATATTCAATATCGTCAAAACTACGATGCAGATATATTTTTCCCTAAAGACGATTCACCCGGTATTATTGTACTACCCACAAGTCCACAAAAGCGTATTGATATGATTTCAGATTACCTTACACCTACGGGTGAATTATATGGTGATGAGCATTCTATCTTTAATTCCGATAATCTTTCTGAACTAGAAACACTCGTTAAGCAGCAAAAAGCAGCTCTTGAAGCTGAAGAAAAGGAAAAGGAGCTGTTTAAGAAATTTAGTATACCGGTCAAGCAGTCTGACCGCCCACTATTCTAATAGTAGCACGCTCAGTGAGCGAGTTATTATTATAAAATCTATCTTTTATATAGATATTAATATAATCTGTATTAATGTCACTTAGTGAATCAGGACCAGCAATAGTAGATAACTGCGTATTTACGGTATAACCATAATCATTATTTAAGAAGCGATTATTAAAGGTTATTTTTACACTAGATAAGCTAGGAGAAACCTGATTGACTTGTAGAGAGTAAATATTAGAACCTCTTAAAAGTTTAAGACCATTATTATTATAACCTGATAAACTAAATACAGCATATGTATCTGTTGCTGTGGCAGATGTAAGAGCTGTAACAGCAGAATTAAGGGTATTAAATTGAGATGTAACAGCAGAATTAAGGGTATTAAATTGAGATACAGTAGCTGATGAGCTACTTAAAGATGCTAAATCTGTACTAAGGGTGACAATATTTGTTGTGTTTGTAGTAATTAGATCTCCAAACGTAGTATTGTCTAGTGTAACGAGGAAGTTTTGATAATCTAATATATTTGTACCGTTAGGTGTTTCTACAATTAAAAAATCACCGTTATTAATATCACTTATTTCAGGAAGCTCTTTTATATTAACGTATGTTTTAGTACCATTTGTGCACGCCATATATGTATTTATTACAGTTGATCTTTTATTAGTGGTGATATAATTAACAATGTAATGAGCGATGTAAGAGGTAAGGTAGGCGTTGGTATAATTACGTGTAATCGACCTGACTACCTACGTGGATTACTAGACACATTAATTAAGTGTAAGACTTCTATAGATGAGCTAGTTATAATTAATGATGGTTCGCCTGTAGAAAATTTTGAATTACCATTCGGAGTGTGGGTAGATAACGAAGTTAATATAGGTGTTGGTAAATCTAAAAATAAAGCGATGCAATATCTCACTGGTAAGGGATGCGAGTATATTTTTACAATTGAAGATGATATGCTCATTTTAGATCCCACTATTTTTGATAGATATATTGAAGCTCATAAAGCTAGTGGTATACATCATTTTAATTATGGTGCTGGTTCGCCGTTTAATCGCAAGCAATCAATACAGAATTTCGATCTACACAACAGACATTTACTAGATCAACATACCGAACCAAATCCTAAACTTATTATTGATTATGGCAATATTAAGGTTTCATTGTTCGAGCATACTGTAGCAATGTTCTCATTTTTCACAAAAGAGGTTCTGGAGAAAGTTGGATATATTGACGACGATTTCTTTAATGCTTGGGAACATGTTGATCATACATATAGAATTATTAAAGCAGGCTACCATCCTCCTTTCTGGTGGTTTGCAGATTTACACGATAGTCACAAATATCTAACCGAAGCGCCTGACGCTATTAATAATTCCTCTATTGCTAACGATAACGAACAATGGCATAAAAATGTGTACGGTGGTAGAGAGATCTATAAACAAAAGCACGGACATTACCCTAATGAACCTCCATATGTTACAAAGGAGCAAGTTATTCAAATAATTAAACAACTTAAAAAATGAAAATCGCTATTTTAGTACCAACTCGTGAAAGGATGAATAATAGACTTACACTATTATTCTCGATATTAACAACAGTTAATGATATTAATAACATTACCGTATATTATGGTGTTGATAAAGATGATCCAACTCTCGAAACAATAAAAAAAGTATCAACCGCAATCCCCTGCTTAAAAGTTATAGAGATTGAAAATGAAGGAAAATTTCTAGGTCTAGGTAAACTATGGAATATACTAACAGATGAATCTACAGAAGATATTATATCTATGATTGGCGACGATATGGTATTTAAGACAAAAGACTGGGATCTTAAAATTATTGAAGAATTTAATAATGGTCCGAGTGATAATATTAAAGCTGTTCACTGTAATGATGACTGTCATGGTGCTAAATTAGCAGTAAATTTATTCTGTCATCGTAAGTATGCAAATATTATGGGTGGTTTTATGCGTGAGGAATTTAAAATAAACTGGGTAGATCAATGGCTTCATCAGATGTTCTCAGCATTTAATAGACTCACCTATAGAGGTGATATTATGATTGAACATAGACACTGGGTCTTAGGTAAAGGTGTTCATGATAAAACAGCAGAACGTATGGCTATTGCTGATGTTAATAAAATAAGTGATAAGCTCTGGTATTCTTTAAAGGATAAAAGAGTAGAGGACGTAGAAAAACTAGCTGCATATCTTAATGTAGCGCCGGATTGGACAAAAGTAGATACTGACGAAATAATACTATGATAGTACAAATGACAATGACCAAAAATGAATGTTTCTTATTAAAAGAAATGTTACCTATTTGGTCAAAATATGCTGATGGTTTTGTTTTTATAAGTGATAATTCGACTGATGATACAGTTGAGTATCTTAAAGAACATAAAGAAAAGTATAATATACTTGAAATTATTGAAGCAAAAACAGCTGATGATATGGGTGAATGGGAAACAAGCATGAGACAGCAACTGTTTGATGCAGCTTATAAACATTCAAGTAAAGTTATATGTTTAGATACAGATGAGTATCTCGATGGTAAGGCTACAAAAGCAGAACTTGAAGATATGTTAGATAAGAATTTAGATACAGTTTTTATGTGTCAGTGGATTCAGTATACAAGTAAGAATAAACGCCGTGTTGATTCTTTTTGGAAAGATTCTTTTCATGATAGAATAGGTAATTTTACAGCTAACTCTAAATTCGGCAAAACCTTTAGTCATTCTTCTCACATGCCCTCTGTTTCGAGGGGCACACGTATAGACCCTTCTCACTTATTTATTGCCCATTTACAGTGGATAGATAAAAGATGGGTGGGGGTAAAGCAATATTTTTGGAAGGTGTGGGATTATGTTAATAATCTTGAACATGGTGTCGGCATCATTAATGTCCGCGATTACGACGTGTCTGTTAATAACTTTGCTTGGTTATATGAGGATTTTAATATACCTCTGCAGGTACGTGAAGATATATATACCACGGAAGATATTAAAACAAACTACAAACTGTTATATATTGCTGAGCAAACTAAAAAATACAATATACCAAACTTAGGTGATTGGGGTATGGGTATACACGATTTTGCAATAAAATGAGTTGATAATCATATAAAATATATTATAATTAATTTGTAATGTCGAAAAAAGAACAAATCTTAGCTCTTGTTAAAGAATATATACATGAACAACAGTCAGTAAAGCAATGGACTCCTGGTAAAGACTGGGTTCAATACGCCGGTCCACTCTTTGATGACGCTGAATATACCTCATCTATTGAAACACTACTTGAAGGTTGGTTAGTTTTAGGTAAGAAGGGTATTAGTTTTGAGAATAAATTTCCAAAGCTTGTAGGTAAAAATTACGGGATTCTCACCAACAGTGGTAGTAGCTCTAATTTACTTATGATGTCAGCTCTTGCTTCAAAAAGATTGTATAATTTCCCTAAAGGAACAAAAGTAATTACTCCAATCGCAGGTTTTCCTACTACTATTAATCCTATTTTTCAACTGGGGTTTGAACCGTTGTTTGTAGATATTGATCTCGATACTCTTAACTTAAATCTTAAACAAGTTGAAGAGCAAGCCAAAAAAGGAGCAAAGGCAATTACATTTGCACACGTGTTAGGTAATCCTCCTAACATGGATGAATTGATGAGAATTATAGAACAATACGAGCTTATTCTTCTCGAGGATTGTTGCGACGCTCTCGGCTCAACATATGACGGTAAACCTCTCGGTTCATTCGGTGAGTTTGCTAGCTGTTCTTTTTACCCTGCTCACCATATTACAATGGGTGAAGGTGGTTTTGTTGCTTGTAAAACACATCAGCAAGAAATTGTAACCCGTAGCTTTAGAGAATGGGGTCGAGGTTGTTACTGTATTGGAATGAAGGCAGGGTTGCTTAAAAATGGTACATGTGGTAATAGATTTGATAATTGGTTGCCATCTTTACCTGATGAAATTTTTGATCATAAGTATGTATATGACGAGATTGGCTATAACTTAAAACCTATTGAAGTTCAAGCAGCAATGGGTCTTGAGCAAATTAAAAAACTACCTTATATCAATGAAAGACGTAAGCATAATCATAAGCGTTTATGTGAAATATTTTCTAAATATGAAGATTTTTTTATTATACCTAAAGCTACTGAAAAGAGTGACCCGAGCTGG